TTATTGCTCTTTGAATACCTGAATATTTAAGGCGTATGCGAGCTTCTTCGTCGCCTCCCATTTTACCTTGTAAAATGTGTACTCGCTAATAGGCGGATCAAATACTTGATTATACACCACATAATTATATACGCGGTCCTTCTTGATTAATTCCGCCATTAAGATGCGTTCCCGTTGAGGAAGATGATCAATGATCTGTTCGATTCGTTCGCAATATAACTTGCGTTTCTCCGGCTCGTCCACGTTATAAACAGCGATACCCGCTGTCTTATCTGTGATATGGTTGGTCGCCCCTTGCGGACGATCTTGGTAAGAGGCAGTAACACTCGTCTCTCGAGCCTCGAACGTGATCGTTTTGAAAAATCGATACTTTTCCAGCGCGTCATCTACAGCCGCTTGTGTTCGCTTACGGTCCAATTCCTGCATTTGGGGGATAATCATTTGTTCCAATCGAGGTCCCTCCTTGTTCGTCTTGGTTAGACCATTATAACACATTTACAGAACATTTGTTCTTATTTTTTCGTCAAAGTGATATGTTTGTTCGCTGCATCCCAGTTCACGCTTGCTCCTAGGGCTTCTCCTAAGGAACGAACGGGTGCGTACGAAACTCCGTTGATGATCAGCGCGTCTGAAATAGGCTGTTCGTTTACGCTTAATGTCACGTCTGTTGAAATATTGTAACTTCCTCCACCCGTGTTTTTGGGCTTGAGTCCAAGGAATTGCGCTACGCCAGAGACATGTCCTTGCACGATTGCCGTGATGATCTCTGGTTGTTTCAATAGTGCTGCATCCTTTGCCACGTCGATAAAAAGATTTTCAGTTAGTACCGCAGGCATGTTGGACTCCCGGCACATATGAAGGTTTGCCCGTTTGGGTCCGCGATCGAGAACCTGATTGGCTTGTAGTTTTTGAATAATGGACTTGTGTAAGTTTTGTTGAAATTGGATTATTGCATCCGATACATTGCCGTTGTATATAAAAGATTCAAAGCCTCCATTGCCGCCTCCGGCATTGCAATGAATAGATACCAGCACGTCAGCTTTCGCGTTATTCGCGTAATCCGTTCGTGCTTTCAGCTCGACATACACATCCGTCGATCGTGTCATTAAACTTTTGACATCTTCGTATTGTTCCTCCAACAGCTTCGCTGCTTGTGTCGCAATGTTGAGCACGACATCTTTTTCTTGCAGGTTGTACCCTGCACCTCCCGGATCTTTCCCTCCATGTCCAGGATCCCATACTACGATTTTCGTCATTTTGATTCTCCCTTCCGCAATTCTGCTCGTTGTGTTTTCTTATCTAGTTCGCTGCTCACCCACTCTGTAATTTTTGCCATCAACCACTCCGGGAACCAGTTTCCCCACCCCGCTCGAATCGCATTCGCTGTCATGGATTGTAGATTGTGATAAAGTACACCAACTGCCAAGGCCCCGAATAAGATATCCGGCATTTGGAAGGCTTTATCTAGTAAATGGCCGCCAGCTGGTAATAAAAGAATGAAAAATGTCCGAAATACGCCATCGATCCCATACTTGCTTGCATAAGAGCTATCTTTCTGTGCGGCCCGAATGCCGCTTAACCAATCCAAACATACAAAAAAGATCAACGCCACCATCATCGCCCTCACCATCCCACCTCCTCCGTATAGAAATTCAAACCCTGGTACCAAGACCGCACCGAATAAAGAAACAAATAGCTTATCCATTATTTTATTCTCCTTAGGAAAAATAGCCCTCGGCGGATGGCCGAGGGCTGTTGTTGAAGTTGATACTCTACAAAATTAGAAAGATTACTTAATTGTTATTGATGATCGCTTCTAACTCATCATTCGTTATAACCCCAAACTGAACATATTGGCGAAGTTGTGGTTCTTTCGCCCAACCTTTTTCATAGTAATAGGCTAATCGTTCATAATCATTTTTAAACATCTGCTTTCGCCTCCAATTCGAGTAGTCGTAATTCCAGCGCCGTTACATTGCCACTAATTGTGTCATTCTGCGCTTTAAGATCGAGTATTTGCAGGTCCTTTTCGACGATCTGATTGCCAAGGACCTCGTTTTGCGTCCGCAACTCATGCGCCTCAAGTTCACGTTGTACCATCTGTTCGCCAAGCATTTCAATAGGATCGGGAACAGGAACGGGTTTCATCTCTTCGATCTCTTCCGGCGCTAATCCTTCGTGCCAAAAGTCCGAACCGTTCACTGCTTTTGGCGGCGCAGGTTTATCCTCTCCGCTTTCTTCGTCCCATTTCGATAGAGCGACGTAATAGGCGTCAAGCGCTGTCTCATACGCTTCCTTTGCTGCCTCGTAACCCGCAACGTCGAACTTTGGCTTTATAAAATCCAGCGGGTACGACGTAGGCTATCGTGTACCCCGTATCAATTAGTTCAACGTCTTCGATTGGGGGCGACGGTAACGTACCGTCTTCATTCGGCTCAGGTTTCGGGTATTCTTGGATAACAAAAACGCCTGTCACGGAATCCGCAACAAGCGTTGGCTCGACGTATAGACCGTTAAGGTCTGTTATGATTGCTTCTTTCATGTGCTTCCTCCTTATTTTTGGGATTGAAACGAAATACCGGAGAGATTCAGCCACGCATTTCCCGCCGTTCCTAACACGTTTTTAATCATGACGTCCCCAGCAGAAGTTACAGCGATTCGCGTTAACTCCTCTTTGTAGTTGCTTAAATCCGATGACAGAAGTCGAACAGTTGCAAACGTTTCGAGTCCATGCGGTCGATACCCGACTGGTAACACAAAGAGTATCGTATCATTTGTTATTGCCCCACCTTTGATGATTCCACTAATGTATACACGACCCGTTCCGTCCTTATAGTACCGCGCTGTATCATACGATTGATCGTCACCAGCGGTCGCAGCGTAAGGAACCCACCCATTTAACAACGTTGGGTGGATGTACGCGTGGGAATCCTTCATGACTTTCATGCGCTCAACAATGCTCAACCGCGTATCCAACTGTGTCGCGCTATCGACTAAATCGTTCACCGTCCCGCGTATATTCCCAGATACTTGCCCGTTGATTGAAGTGAATGGGACGTTATTCTCAAGGCGCGTATAGGTGACGTGGTAAACTGCTGTTGTGTTGTAATCCGAAGCCTTACAAAATACCCGCATGGCCCCATTTGAATTTTCATCAGTATTGGAAATCCACTTTGTATCAGGAACTCTATTACGAAAAACAGTTCTAATTTTTGATACTTTATTCTTTAGTGGATTGACGGCAACTAAAGGGTTCTTACCGATACTATTTATTTCATAAGTATCGTAAGCTACTGAAAATGCAGGGTTGGTATGTTCGTGTACTTCCATGCCTACACCGCATTCAATGAGATTCGCACCATTATGCAACATTAACTTGCCTTCGTGCGGGATCGGCTCAATGGTAGGCGTTGCGAGTTGGTATTGTAGCTGGTAGGGTTGCCAAGATGCACGTCCAACCTTCGGTGCTTGGCTCGTCGGACATACCTCGGTACGTGTTGCCGACGAACCAAGATAAGCTTCATCTATTGCAATCCATGCCTTTTTGCCTGTTCCATTATACGGCGGTTGTTCATTTGCGCCATTGAACATAATATAGCCGTTAAAATACGCCTTGATCTCGTCGGCTGTCGGTGTGTAGGCGTCACCCCATCCGCTGTCTGCGTTGGAAACTGAGATATACACAGTCTTGTTATAAATATTTACCACGTCTACACCAGCGGTAGCATCTGCCATGAACGGTAGTATTTTTCCATCGTACTTTACACCAATAATATTTACGTGGACATTATCAGGAAGACCGCCGATTTGATTATGGGTAAGAGCTAATACTTTATAGCCTGTTTTTGTGGTCATGCCGGGTGATGAAATAGACGATCCATCCGACAATACCTTCTTCCACTTCGCCAACTTCCAATACTGCCCGTCCTTCGCGAACAATTCGTCAGTGACCGTACCGTCGACGTTAGACGCTAGTTCCGTCGTTAGCTTAATCATCGAGTCTTGACGGGGTACGAACAGTTTGGCGACTGTGCCGAGTGTAATCACCGGGTTTTTGAATGTGAATGTTCCAGTTGAAATTGTATCAACACCTACTATCACACGTATATACACACTGTCGGAAGGCACACGGAAGGTTGAGTATAAATCTCGCGTCCCCTTAGTGGTGTTATAAGATGTGTCTGCAAGGCTGATTTGCGTCTGGTTTCCTGCGCCGTCAACCGAAAACACATTCAAATATGTGCCATACGTACCCGCCGCTGTGAAATTGGCGGTTCTAGTAACAGCGAATCGTGCATCTGTATTAGGCGTGAGGACTAACTCAGCCCCTGCGGTTGCATAATTAGCCCCATCTTTTTTATTTACGGTAGCTTCATAAGCTGAAACTGGTGTCAGGTTTATTTGTGAGGTAGGATACCACTCCGTAAATGGCGGCAACAAATTCTCCCCATATCCGATAACATACGGATTAGCCACATTCTGTAACGAATCAACGTATGGGTATTTCGCGACTACTTGGTCGTCGGTCATTGTCGCGATTTCATCATAATCGGCTTTAGATAACTCTAAGAGTCTGAAACCCGCTATTTTCACCACGTCATTCACGGTTGTACTTATGATGTTTATTTTAGACATTTTGTCTGTGGTTGGATTAATCTTTAATACAACATTTGTCCACGTATTTATTGTCGGGCATAAGAATGATGTTCCTGCCATCTCAACGACTGTTTGATTTGTGAGTGGTTTTACATGTCCAACACAAAGGTAATATTTATTTGCGTAAAATGTGGGAATATCCGAGGTTGCATCAAAAAAGGACATAAAACGTCTATCTGCTGCATGCTTGTTTGTTATTTTTAAACTCCGCAGATTATTGACTCGTTCTGCATCTAGTTCGAATATTGCCAAAGATGGATTTCTATCCACTGGTAGTGCGTCCTCAAAATTACTCCTTCTTCCAAGTAGGTTCACCAACGTCCTTCCCTTCAACCCCGTCAGCTCATACAAACACGTATTCTCTGCTTCAACGATCTGCTTACCGTAGTTTAGGTTTAACGGTTTTGACGCTGTTTCCAATAATTCCGTATCTACGTAGGTCTTAACGTGATCTGCCTTTGCCTGTGCTCCCTCTGTCGTCTCCACTTTTGCATCCAACGCATTCGCTAAAGCATTCATATCCCGCGGGACATCGGCAATCATCGTATGGTCAATAAGCGGTAGATTTAATTTGGGTGTTGTTGCCATCAAGATACCCCCTTGTTAATTAAATTCTCGTATGAAATCTTTGTTAGATTCTCATATTTTTTATTTTCTACAAGTAGATCGTTGTAAAGATAATATTTAAAGACGTATTCAATCCCCAGGTGCGCTGGAATAATATCTCGGAGTGCATTTTTAATATCATCCATATTCGGAGGTCGCCCTAATTTACCGACAAACGTGACGATAATCATGTGATGAGCCACATCTTCCGCCACATCCACCTCCCCATTCGCAAACGCCTCCGCCACATTCTTCACATGCTCCACCGTCACCGTCCCAATCCCGCGCAGCTTGGACTTGATCACGCTACGCCTCTGATCCAACGGCTTCGACAGGTCCGTCGCGATGCCGCACATCTTCTCCCACCGATCCAGCCCCCAGGTGGCGGTATCGATATAGAATTGGTTCAGCACATCTTCAATGGATGTGTTCACATCGCTAACCTCAACCGCCTCTGTATCCAGCATTGCGCCAAGAATCTCCGAACCCGACAAATAGCTTGGCAAATAGGACTTCATTTTCTCCTTCACAGTCTCGCTCACGTCACGGTCACCGTCCCTAATACGGCTACGCTGCCATCCGGGATGGCGATATTTTCGGTTGACCCATTGATCTTCAGTGATCCGTAATCGACAACGGTCGCTGTATCCAGTATCACGTTGGCGATTCGAGCGAAGCGGACAATTGGATCCGTAAAAGACAATCCCTTCAGATATCGCTGGACCTCACTAGAAATCAAAGCCGTCGCTTCCTCCAACGTCACGCCTGCGACCAAATCCACCTCGACTACTAGGTTCATCGGCACTTCCGTTGCTGCCGCAACAGTCACGTTGGCACCAATCGGCCTTACGCCTGCGATATGCTCCGTAACCTCGGTCACAAGAGCCGTCGAAGGCGCTCGCCGCTCATCGTCCAAAAGAACAACTTTTACCGTACCGTTGCCGTTCCACAAAGGGAACACCTTGGCATCGGAGATGCCCGTCACTTCCATCGCCCATAGGCGATATTGATTGGAATTCCCGCTAGTTGCGGGCTTGCGGACTTTTGTTAACAATCGACCAAGCAATGCCTCATCGGTCTCCCCATCATAGCCATCCGTAAACGCGTTTTCGTTCTGTACCAGTTGAATCCCTGGAATACTTCCCACCACGGACACAATGGCATTCGCCGGGATATTCCCGCTTGTTCCTGATTCTGCTGCAACGACATTCACTGACGCCATCCCAGCGGATCCGATCTCGGCATCGCTTAATGCAAGGAACATGGATCCATTTTTCGTAGCAAAAGCCGTCTTTGCTGGAATGACAACCCCAACATCTCCTTTTACCTGCACAATGCCATGCGCCGCAATCGGAGGTTTGCGCGTTACTCCATGCTCACCAGCCCGAAGATCCAGATACGACCCAGTGCTTGTCTGTGCAAAACCTTGAGTTAACACCCGATCCATATCTGTATAAGCTTGGGACAATTCGATCGCCATAGGCGCCATCGCCTCGTAGACAAACGTCCCTTCTTGCTTCGCAACGCCCTGCGGTCTAAAGCCATTTACCAATCGCGTCAAAATCGAAGCGCTGTTCTGTTGTTCAAACACGCGTCTTCACCTCCCCATACACGGTTTCTACCGTAAACTCGATCTTGAATTGATCCCTTTCCGAACTGACCTCCACATCGCGAATCTCTCGAATATAGGGCAGCGCCAGCAAGGTTTCACGAATATATCTTTCCGCTTCGCTATGCTGTACTGCTTGGGACAATGTACTCCCGATCAATTGCTCCATTTCGTTGCCGTAATCCCACGAATACGCCATGTACCGATAACGTTCTGTTCGAAGCGCCTTATAGATCCAGACTCTTAACGCTTCCTGCCCTTCCAGCAGCACGAGCTGCCCATCCTTCAGAACGAACTCATCGTTCTTGAAATCCCACGCATACTCCCGGAACATCGGCAGCTCCTCACGGCTCGATAACATCAACTCAGGCGGAATATCAACCAGCGGAAATACCTCATTCATTCAACTTCACCACCTTGCTTAATACAAGAAATTGCTGTCCTTGCGCCAGCGGCATGAGGGCCACTGTATCTCCTGACAATAAGGCGTCCTTTAACATTAAATCAGCCGCGACCAGTAGATCTTCCTGATCCAACTCCATTCCCTGCGTTTGCACGACAAGAGATGGGATCGCACTTTTCACTTGCCCAAGCAGCAGGGTCGGCGGTCGATCCTTTGTTCCCTGATCCCGAATAAATTGAACCAGCCAAGATAAATCCGACATCCACTACACCCCCTGTGCTTCCGGCTCATACGTATCCATGACGCTCTCGAAATTGAGCCGAAGATTTAACGTATGCGTGCCGTTTTCGAACGAATGGGCATCATTCTCGATATAAAAAAGACCGGTTAGCCCGGTCACATGCTCGATCATCTGCACGGCATTGCCTGCAACAAGATCGTAGGCGTCTTTTCCGCCCAATACTTGCACAGAAACACATCGATCCATCCCGTATAACTTCGATCGCGCTTCTTGATTCGCATCTTTCCCTTGTTCCCTCTGGTACACGTCCTGCAGCAAGCCGTAATTCTTGCGCCACAACTCTTGCTCCACAATTTTCTCCAAACCGCCTTTATCGTTCACGATTAATACGCGGTTCACCATCGCATCGATGCTCTCGTCATACGTAGACTCCAACAGATCCGTCTCCGCCGTCAAAATTCGCTTCGCTACTTGCCCCCCTAGAAGTACGACATCCAGTTTCCCTTCCCGCATCCTCGGCATATACTTCCGATTCGTCGAATGGGATGCCAACGTATAGCCTGTCATAATCGCTTCGTACACGGTTTTCGCATGATGGACGAAGGACTGCGGCTTATTCGTCGCGGCAAGCTGCCCCGTTGGAACACCGAATTCGGTACACAACAGCTTGGTAATTTGCTCTGCAGTCATACTCTTGAAGTTTTTCGAAATCTTCGATTTCGTCAAATAAATGAGCCCGTCATATGCCGTATAGGCCGTCTCCGTCCCTGTCAACGACTTGCTCTTCGCAAAAATATAACCGCGCCACAATTCCTTCCCCGTATCGTCGAATAGAACCAACATTTCGCCCAGATCCATGTACAGCTTAGGAAAATAGGGATCATTCGTGTTCACGGCAACCGATACTTCCAGCTTACGCGCCACCTCTTTGATATCCCCGCTCCATGTCGTGCGAATTAACAAATCGGTAATGTCAGATTTCTGCCCCGACCTGGAAATATGAAATATTTGCATGCTCCTCCCTCCTAACCGCCTAAGACAATCTTCATTCCTACCGTCAATTTCCTCTCATCGACAATCTTCGTAATCCGCTGAATTTCAATATATCTGGATTCGGTTCCATATACTTTTTTGGAGATTTTCTTGAAGGTATCTCCCTTTTGCACCACATAAATCTTCGGAATCGGTTTGTCTGCGGGTCTTGGACGAAGCTCGTTCGCCTCCTTTGCGGTCAGCGGGAGCGTTTTTACTTTCGTAAACCGATATTCCTTCAAGTCCAAGGTGAAGTAGACATCCTCCGGCCCATTTTTCTGGGAAAAAGAGAAGTTCTCAATTACCATCGCCTCGTTCACCGTCAATCCGCGTCCCAAAATCAACAGCCGCAGCGGCTTCTGTGTATCTCGCCAACGTTCGATCATCTTGATCAACCCGCTTGGGGGCGGCGCCGCTTGGTATTGTCCTAGGCCATCATAGACGATGGGAAAATAACTGCTGATCGTAATCGTCTTCAGCCGTCTTTTTCCCGTCAGCATAAGTTCACCCAGCTCATGAATCGTCACAGTTGAATTGCACAAACCCGTCTGAACCTCAAAGGTCTGCGGCGGGACGGGCAACCAAATGGATTCTTCATTGTTATTAAACGTAAGCCAAAATTCAATCATTACACGTCCCCCTTAAGCCATATTGAACCCGGCACTTTCTAATTCCGTACGAAGCATGACCGACCATTTTTTAAAATCTGCCTCTTCGCGCGCTACCGGATTGTTCAGATTGATCGTGATCCCGCCACCGCTTCGACCGTTGCGATATTGATTTGCCTCTTGAGCCGTTAAGACCGCTTCGTTCCGATGCAGTAAGGCGGGATAATTATCCCGCGGGACCGTGAGTAATCCTGCTGCATGTTTCTTGCTCGGATCGGATTCGCTTGATCCTCCCCCGCCGCTAGGCTTGCCGCTTATTTTCTCCAGGACCCAATTCAGCGAATCGCCGAAGACGCCGGCCATTTCTCCAATTCCGTCAATAATGGGCTTCAGAGCGCCCCAGATCATCTCAAATACAGGTTTCAGGTTATCCCACAACTTTTGAACGACTTCCATCAAGATTTGTACGACCGTTGTGAAGACATCAAAAATCGGCTTCACCACACCCCACACAGACTCCAGAATGGACTGGATCGTTGGCCATGCCTCCATCCAAATCCCCCAGAGCATCTGGAACACGCTAACGACGGTCTGAATAACAGGTGCTAATGCGCTAAATACCGACCCAATCGCCGCTTGGAAGACAGGCATATTCTCCACGACCCAACCAAAAACGCTCTGGAATATCTGCATAATTGGCGGAAGCAATGGCGCAAATGTCTGCACAGCCTGCGCGATGACGCCGGAGATGAATCCCGTTATCGCTGGCAGCTTTGGTTGCAACCAAGCTAAAAATTGAGCAAACCGCTGACCCGCGACCGTGAACAGATTCACGAGTACTTGTTGGAATGAATCCAGCAGTTTTTTCGCCGTCTCAATCACGCCCGAGCTTTTCCCCATTCCTTTCAGGAACGCGTCCCCCAGCTTAATAAGGAGAGGGGATAACTTCGAAATCACAGGGCCTAGCAAGCGGAACATCGGAATCACTTTACCAATGATTTTGAATGGGTTTAACATCTTTCCAATACCGCCGAGCCCTTTACCAAGCCCACTGAATAGACCGCCGCCTTTACTCTTACCACCGCTTCCGGCCGTTTTTTTGCGTCGACTACCGTGTTTTACACTTCTTGGCGGCAGGTCAATTCCATCTGTACTGCCTCCTCCGGCAGCCTTTGGCTTCAGACATTTCGGCTTCACAAGCTGCACCTTTGTTCTCTTCGGCGGCTTGCATTTTTCTATAACACATTTGATCTTGTACTCCACGGTGCCGCTGCCAAGCTTCTTAATCGCCAGCTTGAGCAACGCAAGTTCCCCAATAAAGATCAGCGTATTCTTAATCATTTCTTTTAGATTCAGATTAATCTTCGGCTCCACCGCAATACCGCTGCCAAGCTTCTTAACCGCCAGTTTGAGCAATGCGAGTGCCCCAATGAAGATCAGCGTATTCTTAATCATTTCTTTTAGATTCAGAATAATCTTCGGCTCCACATTCATTTCGAAATCGAACTTGAACTTCGCGTCACGCTCGATCTTCGCCTTATAATCCAATACCTGCTTGCGCACGATATCCGTCTTGACATGAATATTCATCTGCATGTTCCGCATCGATTTCTTCAGCAGGTCCACCTGCCGCTGTACCATCTGCACTTGAAAAAGCGTATGCTTCAGCGAAATGTTCGCTGCTCCGCCGCTGCTTGCTTTATTACATGAACTGCATGCCATTCTTTACTTCACCTCCTTCTAGAACATCGGGAGCGTCGCCCAGACATTCCCCGTCTTCGCAATCCGCTCCCGCTCCTCCATTTCCATCTCATAGAATACTCGGATCAGCCATTGCTCCCCTGCAGGCAGGTTATGAAGCTCGCTTGGGCGAATGCCTTTGCGGCTCCAATAGTAATAGAGCATCTCATAGTAGCCGTCCGATTTTATTCGTTTTTTAGTTCTTGCACCGCTTCTTCACCAAAGCCCGACAAATCCGAAATGACGTTATACAGCTGTGTCACTTCTCCAGGAAGCAGGAGCTTGGAATCTTCGATGAGCTGTTTGGGCGTATGTGCGCCGTAGAATTCCAACAACTTCGCATCTGTTAGCTTCGGGTCCACGATCCCTTTGAGCAGGGTGAAGATCTGCACACTATTGGTGCTGAAATCTTCTAACTCTCCTTTTTTGCCAAAAGAAACGGAGACCTCCTGAACTTCTTCGAACTCCTCCATCGTTAACGCTTGGCACGTAAAAATAACAGGCTCCCCTGCGAGCACACTTAGGCGGTTAAGCTCGATTTTTCGGCTTGGGCGCTGCATTTTGGACTTGTCCATTTTTAATAATAGATCTAGTGATTGTTGACTCATAATTCGATCTCCTCCTTGAAATTTGGTCATAACAAAAGCCTAAGGTTACCCCCTAGGCTGAATAAAGTCCTGCACTTCCCAATCGGTAAAGGTAAACGGCGCTTCCACCTCACCCTTCTTCTTCAATTCCCAGTTGATCAAGGATAAATCGTTAAAGCTCGCATCCTTAATCAAAATACGTTCCGCACCATCCGCAGACGGATCCGCCACACTAGAAGTAATCTGGATTCGCGGATTGATGCCTTTCTTTAAGCTGTCGCTCAACACCTTAATCATGCGGGAATTGGCTTTATGCATACGCAATGTTCCGCTGCCCTTATACCCCATGAACTTACTGTCTGTTGCAAACTTGCCGGCAATCGGCACATCTTCCTTCTCGATTTCGATTTTCGCCTCAAGCGCCATCACCTCTGCAATATACTCCCCATTGAGCCATGCCTCGCCGAATGTTCCTGAAATTACTTTTTCCCCATTAAAATTCGCCATTTCTTACATCCCCCTTATAGATATACCGTTAATGTGACATCTTCGATCGCGTCTAGCGGACGCTGCTTCGCTGTGAGGAAAACTTTATCGCGCGTATTCGCTTCCTTCACCTGCTGTTCGGTCATCGCTGCGACGACATCTGAACCTAGAATCGATTTGAGATATGTCCGCTGTGCGGTCATGTCAATCTCCGCCCGGTTTTTGCCCGGATCCAGAATCCCCTCTTGCTCTAACGCTTCAAAATACGCATTCATCGCGGATACGAGCAGCAGCTTGTTCATATAACTGTTCTGCACCTTCCCAATGTACGAATCTTCCACCGTTTCTTTCAAATCTTGATAGGTCTTGTTCAGAATGCGAACGACTTTGATTTTCTTCCAATCTTCGCCGAGATCTTCTGTCGTCGTTACAAGCGACGTTACGCCGCGGGCCACTTTCACTTTCTCCCCATCATGGTAGAGCACGAACTTGCCGGCATTCACGGCCGCATCTGCTTCAGCTTTGGTCAACGAAGGAACGTTTGTCACTTCCGTCAGAACTTGGAATGTCGGTGCTACCGTTAAAGGCAACCCTGCGATAAGCCCCGCAATTCGTGCCGTGTATTGTGTCGCGGTATATTTTGCAGAACCAACTTCAATGTCATCGGTGGCAAAATTAATGACCGACGGATGATCCGCAGCCGAATTTGGCAATACGGCCATGATCTTGCGCTCTTTGTTCGTGAACAGATTTTTCGCCCAGACCGATAAGGCCGTAACTTCAGCTGCAGCTGTTCCTGGAAAAGCCACGACATTGAACGAGATGGTCTCCAAATATTGCATTGCTTTGGTATAGTCCGCGTCTTGATCCGGAATGACAATCAGCTTGACCTGTTTTGGCGTACCCATAAAAGCTTGAAGAACATATCCTTCATTCGCAGCCGTCAACCCTTTCGGCATTTCATCAAATCCTTGAAGCGTATATGCGGTAAGCTCCGTCACCAATGCATCTTTTAACACGAGTGCCACGACACCTACTGCTCCTTGTTGTACAGCCGAAGCTGCTTTTTGCTTAAATACGATATTTACGTTAGGTAATCCCATGTGAATCCTCCTTATTGTTCGATATATAGTTCTTTCATCACGTCAAATACGTCTTTTGCTTGCTCTAACTCGACATCCAGTACAAGCTGCAGCACGAACTCCCCGGACCGGATAACTCCGCGTAAGGACGTTCGTTCAAACTCGATCCCATCCGAACCTTTTAGTATAGGTAGCGCCATAAAATGCTGGTGCATGCGATCCGCTACCTCGAGCATGTCGATGGGATCCGCTTGTCCTGCTTCATCTTCTTTGGGGTAATAGATTAACTCCCAATTGGCTTGCATGCGATAATCGGTACGATGCGTTTCCTCGTAGGTCCCTTCCATCAGCCGTACATAAAAGGCAGGCTTTCGAAAACCGCTTGCGACAGGCTTCACATAAATCGGAATGCTCGGCGCGATAGCCTTTAATTGCGTGCGAATCGCGTCTAGACTAAGCCGCATCATGCTTCCACGCTCCTTTGTGTGCAACATAAAACGGGTGTCATCAGCTTCATAGGCTGCGCACCCGTTCGACTTCCACTTCCTTATGCGATGTTCCGATACGACACGACGCAGATACTTCGAACGGCTCCGGATCATGTTGAGCATAGACCAGATCACCTGCTTGAATATCTGCCCATAGAGGTAGGTACAGCCGATACCGCTCTCGCACTTGATGCTTGGCTCCATTCGCGTCAGGTCCAAGTGCTTGAAATTGCTTGCGTCTCCACCGGCTGCGAACCTTCCCTAATGTGATCCATTCCTCAGAGGTCGGAGAATTGTATTCATCCCATGTGACCTTCAATCGACGGATCGTACAGGACTGCTGCATGAAATGAAGCATTACAACCACCGTCCCAAGGCTGGCTCGAGAAGCTGCGTCACCACGGCGGGAAGTTTGCCTGCCGAATGCTCCGGATAGGTTACCGCATAATCGCCTAGTCGCTCCGATACCTTCCCGATCTGTCCCTCATACAGCATTTGAACATAGCGAATACAAGCAAGTTCAATACTTTCAGGCAAGTTCGCTGCCAATGTCTCGGTGGCTTGATCGGGCGTTACATACCCAGCTTCATACTCAATTTTGATATTGTCTTCCCCGCTCGGCCATCCTTCGGCCAGTACAAGCTCTCCAGTATCAGCTAACAATTCATAGCTTGTGATTTCTTGACCTGCTAACGTCGTCACGCGAACAATCTGTTGCACTGGAAAGTTCCGAAGCAGCAGCTTAGAGGAACCTCCGCTATACCACTCCGTATGCGTTGATCGGCCGAATTGTCTGCGGCAGTATCCTTCGATCGCTTGCGAAACCGCGCCGATCATCATCGTAAGCTGCAAGTCAGATGGACCGTCTTGCTCGGGTAGAAAAATAAAATTCTTTACCTGATTCAATGTCGTTAAAATGGGTCATCACCTCATTTCTTACCTGACGCTGCGGCATATGCACCGCCTCCTTTCTGCTTTTCATCCATAGAAGAGATTCAAAGGATCCCACCGATCCATGCCTACGATTTTCATTAGCCTCATGCCGAGGTCTATGCTCATTTATTTCATTAGGCGTTCCGTGTTTCCCTCAAATCTCTATGCTATTACTTTATCACCTTTACGAACAAACGTTCTTATTCCAATCTGTGAATTTCCTTTGTTTTTTCTTTGCAACAACAAAAAAGCCGATTCCCGAAAACTCAGGACCAGCTATTTGATAGGCTTATATGAGAGGTTTACGAATCAATGCCCACAACACTGCTTATATTTACGACCGCTTCCGCATAAACAGAGTTCATTCCGCGCAGGCATTCTACGCCCTAGTCGTGCGACAATCTTCTTCGCAAGCTTGCGCATCCGTTCTTCACCATATGCATAAAGCATCCGGTAACTCTCGCATAAATAGTCTTGTCCCGGTTTATCATGATCAAAACCCTGAACGCGATTACGTGGGCAACCGCCATGACAATAATGCAAATACGCACAAGATCGACACGCATCTGCTAGATTCCCCTTCTGTGACCGAAACTTCTCCCAAGAGGTGTCTAGCATCATGGATGCGAGAGACTGTTCACCCGCTGCGCCAAGCCGATAATCATCGTGAATATAGAAATCACACGGATACGCAGCTCCATTCTGTTCCATAACAAGCACAGAAGGACATTCTGATCGATGAATGCAAGATTCCGCTTCTTCCCCAATTAACCGCTGCAACCAATTATCCAAGATCCGAACGGAAACGTCTGGCTCCCCATCTCGGTACCACCAGTCCAGAATCTCGCATAAAAACTGTCCGTATTGCTTGGGCGTGATCAAATATTTGCCCTCTGCCCCTACATCCTGAGAACGAAAGTCCATTCCAGGTATGAACTGTACATATTTGAATCTATTCTGGTCAATCCACTCGGTTAATGCCGCGCTCTCCAATACGTTCGTCTCATGAATGACTGTGAGTATATTAAATTCTACCTTTTCTTGACGAAGCACTTCGATGCCTCGCATCACGCTAGCATAGGACCCCGCGCCTGAGCCTGTTTTTCTACGCTGATCATGAATCCATGCCGGACCGTCCATACTTACCCCAATAAGAAAAGAATACTGACGGAAAAACGCTGCCCAAGCCGGATTAATTAAAGTGCCATTCGTCTGTAACGCATTGCTGATCACGGTATTTCTAGGCGCATATTGTGCCTGCAATTGAACGACTTTTTGGAAAAAATCCAACCCTGCAAGCAGCGGTTCTCCCCCCTGCCAAGCAAAGGAAGCGAACCCGCGCGATTGTTCCATCATCTCTCGAATGACCTTCTGCAGTAGTGAATCCTCAATCCTGCGGATTTCTGGAGAAGGCTGTCCCTTACAAGAGCTGTAGTAGCAATAATCGCAAGCTAGATTGCAATCTTCAGATACGGTTTTCCATAATAACGATGCGGGTACTGCTTGTCTTGTAGTCTGGCAAGTCGTCGTCAT